GCAGTTTCAACAAATTCTGGAATATCAATATTCTCTGCACTATAATGTATTGCCCATAAATTTTGACTTATAGCTCCAACTTTATAATTGATAATAGGTTTTATAAAATTTAATTGTACCGGTTCAATTCCTTTTAGTTTCAAGCCAGCCCATTGGTCTCCATTATACATTCTAAAATTTTTATCAGTAGACTCATAAATATTGGTTTGTCTAGCATACATCTGTGCCTGTGAGTATAGATTCCATACGTCTGTTTCTTTTATTTCTTCAAAATCCATAATGTTCCTCCTTATTATTCATTGGGTATATCTTTCTGCCCAGTTGATGTGCCATCATAATTATCAATATTCTCAATCATAGTTGCTACTTGTCTTTGTTCCAAATCATTAATTCTTATTTGCTCTTTTATTTCTTTGTGTTCTTTATAATTTTCTATAGGATTTAAATTTATTTTTCTTCCTAAAGAACTTAAAACTCCAACAAGGAAACTTAAAACGCAAAAAGAACCAGTCATAAAAACTAGCATTATTACATAAATAATATTCATTCTATTTGCTCCTTTTATATTATTTCTATCTTATCTCCAGTTTCATCATATATTTTTGAATTTTTATCGTCAGAAAACACTTTATAATTCTCATTTATATTTTGATTATTTAATAGAGTATATTTTTGTTGAGGCCT